TGGCAACCTATTGGCTGAAATTTATTTGCTTAATCGACACCGTCAGATTATTATCGCTGCTCAAATGAACATTTACATGGAGCTGTCAGATATATGATTTTTCGTCCTGCCAATTTAAAGCAAGACCGTTACACCCGAATACCAAACTTACTTCTTCGTGGCGGACTGTCTGCCAGCGAGTACAGGGCTGACGGTATAAGCCCAGAATCATTAGGCATTCTTGTCTACCTACTTAGCCATGTCGATGACTGGCAGATCACCAACAATCAACTCTGCACCGTCTTCGGCGTCGGCAATGTAAAGATGACTCGAATCACTGATGAGCTGGAGGATGCTGGGTACATCCGCAGAGAAATTATCCGCAATGAAAGTGGTCATGTCGTTAGGTGGGATTGGCTGGTCACTGATGTTAGGGGTGAGTTTCCACCAGATCATCAAAACCCAGATCAAGTAAACCCAGATCAAGTAAACCCAGATCAAGGTAATCAGACCCAAAGAACAAATATTATTACTAACGAACATCAGAAAGAACAAACATGCTGGCGGTCTGATCTCCTTAACGGTCATCCAGAGGGGGTTGCTGCCAAGCCATGGGTCAAGTGGTGGGAGTACAAGCTGGAGAAACGTAAAGGCAGAAAGCCTGCGGCAAAGATGCTCAGCTCTCAGGCTGAGGACTTCAAGGTTATGAAGCGCCAAGGTTTCGATATTGCAGGTGTTGTGGATTTTGCGATCAGCCGAGGCTGGGAAAGAATCGGCAGCCCTGACTGGGCAGCACTCAAGTGTTTTAAAGGTCACGAAAGAAAGAATGACCTGCTGGGAGCTGTCAAATGATGGACGTTAAAACGCTAGCCCAGCAACTAGCGCCTCATGCTGCTGGTATCTGTCATGAGCTATACCCTGACGGTCGCGTGGAGTCAGGGTGCTACAAGATTGGATCGATACAAGGCGAGAAAGGCAGGAGCATGTCCGTCTATCTCAACGGCGATCAATGCGGCAAGTGGATGGACTTCAGTACTGGCGAGGGCGGCGACCTGCTTGACCTCATCATGTACAGCCAAGGTCTTACCCTAGTCAACGCAATGGACTGGGCAAAGAAGCGCTACGGTATCCGCGACAACACCCCCGCCAAAAAAGTTGCTCCGGCGGAAAAAAAGAACTACACCAAACCTCAACCCCCAGCTCGTAATGAAAGCGCTCACCTCCATGGATATATGGAGAAGCGAGGATTCAGGGATGTGGGAGAGGTGTGCTTTCGCTGGAAGATATACGAGACCGATGCACGGGGGGGTCAAGATGTTGTGTTTCCCTTCTTCAACACTGAGGGCAAAGAGACATTCCTTAAGACTAAACCGATCAACCATGACGGTAACCCCTCTACCCAGAAAGACCTCAAGCCAATCCTGTTCGGCTGGCAAGCCATGCCCGACGATGCGCGAAAGGTCTGGATTACTGAGGGCGAGTGGGATGCCATCGCTTGTGGTGAGTTAGGGTTCCCAGCCTTATCGGTGCCAATGGGTGGGGGTAAGGGCGCTAAGCAGACTAAGTGGATCGCCCATGAATACGAGAACCTCGCACGCTTTGAAGAGATATTGATCGCTACTGACATGGATGAACAGGGGGAGCTTGCCGCCGCAGAAATTATGTCGAGGCTTGGTGACCGCTGTTACAGGGTGAACCTCCCGACCAAGGACATCAACGAGCTGCTGCAAAAGGAAGGCTACGAGCAGGCGCGCTGGATGCTGGATTGCGCCTATCAAGAGGCACGCTGGAAAGACCCAGAGACCTTGCGTTCTGTACTGGACTTTGAAGCGGACATCGATGACTTCTTTGAGAACAAGATGGACGACACACAGGGCTTCGGCTCTGGTTGGGCGAAGCTGGACGAAGAGGACATCAAGTTCAGACCCAATGAGCTATGGGGTGTTTGCGGGATCAACGGTCACGGTAAAAGCATGTGGCTCAACCAGCTGTCACTCAATGCTGTAGAGCAGGATCAAAAGGTGCTGATTGCATCGATGGAGATGACGCCCAAGGCAACCATGGGGCGAATGGTTAGGCAGGCTGCTGGATCAGAACAACCACCTCAGCCATACCGAAAGAAACTGCTTGAATGGATGTGCCCCAACCTGTGGCTGTTCGTTGACAAGCTGACACCCAAGCCTGAAGACCTAATGTCTTGCTTTGAATATGCGTATCGACGTTACGGCATCAATGTCTTTGTGATTGATAGCTTGACCAACATGGTCAGGCAGGATGATTACGAGGGGCAGCAGCGCTTCATCGAGAAGCTGGTCAACTTCAAGCTGGCGTTCCCCGTGACCATCTTCATCGTGACCCACGTCAGGAAGGGTGAGTCAGAGTATGCGGCGCCCAATAAGTACGACGTTAAGGGTTCAGGCTCGATCACCGACCTTGCAGACGGATTCATAAGTGTCTGGAAGAACAAGAAGAAAGCCGAGCAGATAGAGCAGGCAGAGATGCTGGGCGAAGAGCCTGACGAGATGTACACCAAGCAGTGGGATACCTACCTCGAGGTCTTAAAGAATCGGAACGGCATGTATGAAGGCAAAGTTGGCTTTGAGTTCGATAGCAAGTGCTGTCAGTACAGAGATAGAAAGAACGGCAAGGCTCGTTACTACATTAACTATTCAAAGGAAAATTAAATGGATCAGGAACAATTTGCACAAAAGATTAGGGAAGCGGGCATCGCTGTTGGCAAGGCTGAGTACGAGTTATCGAAAGCCGATGCTGATGAGAAGAGGATCGTCGCGCAGACCATGGTCGTGGCTGAGGCGCAGGGCGCCAAGACAAATGCCGCGCAGCTAAGGGCTTCCGACGAAGACTGCAATGTGTACGAGGCTCGTCTATCTAGGGGTAGAGCCAAGGGAATGCTGGCTGCTGCCAAGTCAGAGATGCTAGCGGCTGAAGTCGAGTTCAAGGTCTGGCAATCCATGCTCGCCAGTGAGCGTGCAGAGCGGAGAGTTTACGGGACATGAAGGGACGCGGCGCGAATGCGATTGACAAGAAATGGATGGACGACATCACCCAGCTCGGCTGCTGTGTCTGCCACCGTCAGTTCAACGTGTTCTCGCCAGCTGAGGTGCATCACATCGACGGCAAGACCAAAGAGGGGGCGCACCTTAAGTCGATACCCCTTTGTTACAACCATCACCGAGGGGGTGAAGACAATGCCAGTTATACAAGTCGGCACCCGTTTAAAAGAAAGTTCGAGAGCAGATACGGCACCCAGCTAGAGCTGCTGGATTGGACGCAAGGGAGGATCAATGAAATTCACGGAGTTTGACAAGCTACAGCTGACTCCCAAGAGGCAGCGACAACCCAAGGGGCACTACCATTTTGACCCAGAGCCACCCAGACAAACGCCTATACGGTTGTGTGACTGTTTGGCAACGACAGATTGGACAAAGCCCTGCAAATATTGTGGAAGGAGTAAGAAGAAATGAGCATTAATATGGCGACACCAGCGCAGTGGGATGCAATAAATCAGCCCAAGCATTACAAGAAAAGTGAAGACGCGATTGAGTGCATCGATGCAATCAAAAGCTCAATGGACACCGATCAGTGGCGAGGCTATCTAAAAGGCAACGTCCAGAAGTATGTCTGGCGCTACGAGAATCACCCCAACGGAAAGGTTCAGAGTCTAGAGAAAGCCAAGGTCTACCTGCAATGGTTGATCGAGGCTGAGAGTTGATCAACGGTCGAGCTAAGGGTCACGCGTTTGAGCGGGAGCTTATCAAGAAATTTCATGATGAGTTCGGTGATTGCGCGTCACACCTGAAGCGGAACCTCGACCAGTACCAGACCTGCGGCAAGGCTGACATTGAGTTTCACAACCTCATGATCGAAGCCAAGCGATACGCCAGTGGGCACTGGTACAAGCCTGAGTGGTGGGAGCAGGCTAAGACCTCGGCAGGGGATCAGTTTATACCAGTGCTGATATACAAGTATGACCGCCAACCCATACGCATGGTATTTCCGTTACGGACATTCAAGGAATACTCATTTAAAACTGTCGAGACAATCACGGTCGATTGGGAGACAGGCATCTTGCTGATGCGAGAGTTATTAGAGGTTCCCGATGAAGCCAGCACAGTTCAACGCCGAAATTAAATTAGCGGCGAAAAAAACTTACTACCCCCAGTGCCTTAAATACATAGAGGACAACCTAACCCCAGAGTTTCATGATCTGGCAAGGGCAACACTGGTCTACTACCTGCCAAGCAATATTCTCGACCTGCCAAGCAAGGATGAGAGAAGGGCAGCGATAGAAAGCATTCCGCATGACGCAACACCCAGCCACACTAGGCAGCTGGTAGAGCATGGCGTTAAGACGTTGTGGCAGAAGGAGCGCAATGGGATTTCAAGATGATCTAAGGCGAGGCGTGGCTGTTGAGGATGATCTGCTTCGACGGCTGCGTACCATCTTCCCAAACGCCAAGCGAGCAGAGGGGCTGCACCCTCAGTGGGACATAGAGATTCCTGAGCTGGGTAAAACTGTTGAGGTTAAATACGATCCGATGAGCCAGAAGACCGGCAACATTGTGATTGAGTACTACCACAACAAGCCATCGGCATTTAGCGTTTCTATTGCAGACTACTGGGTGATTGATACAGGCAATGGGGAGTATTGGTTTAGCAGGGAGGGGATACTGGAGTGTATCTTGCTGGAGGGAATGGAGCCGGTCTGCTTTACTGGTACTACAGACCGGCATCCAAAGTGGGTCTTTCTTATTCCTAAATGCGTTTTAATTCGATACTCAAACGCAGTGCTATCAGGGCAACCTTAGGCATCGGCTGTTTACGGCTGCCAGTTCTCAGCCAGTTAATCACCCCGTCATACTTGACCTGAAGCACGTCGGCTATTTGCTGAACGCTGAGGTCATGCTCTTTCATCAGCCTAGTCAGCTCTTCGTTTGCTTCCATTCTGTTCTCTTCGCTTTTCATAGTATTCCTGTCTATCTTTTACGTGGAGCATGGCGCCGCCAAATGCTGCGGCAAATATTGTAAGAGCGATTATTGCGATTGCCCATTCTAAATAAATCATCGGAAATCTCCCATATCAACGACATTGTCAGTCAGGGGTCTGATGCGGCATTCAGTTTCGTACTCCATGTAGTCAGCCAGCCACTCATGGTTGTGGGTTACGCCCCAGAGATCGGTGTTCAGGTCTTCGACCTTGGCGTACTCGACTGCTGCGCGAATGGCGTATGGGTGCATGTCGGCAAACACTCTGCGGGTACTTATATCGCAGGATGATATGGCTGAGTGCAGATCGCTTAGGGCTTTGGCTATATGCTCGGTTCTGGTGTCAGCAATGCCAGCTTGTTTTAGTTTCTGTTCAAATAAGAACATAGGTCTTCCTCTCTTTGGTTAGTTCATGCCACGCTACCCGCAGATCGCGTCGCAGAAACTGACAAAAAAGAGACGCCGTCCATAGCGTCGAATCGGTGCTGAAGCCCAGCACAAGTTGGGGGAAACTGCTAAGTACACAAACGGGTTCAAAAATTACTAATTATGTACAGCGTAAATGTGCATGTAAGAAATGATGGCTATAAAGCTAAACAGCAGGGTGAGTTGAGCCGCGAAAAGATAATTTTTCACCAGTTCACCTCCGCGTATTCTGTAACCTCGTCGCTGTCACAGTCAGGGCAGTGGTAGTAAACGCTGACCCTGTCAACCATCTGGTCGCCATAGGGTTCGCGGTCTATTTCTTCTGAGATACGCAGCTCCACATAGTCTCCAAAAAACGGGCAGCTTCCACACTTCCATTTATTCATTAGTAATCCTCCACTAGGTCGGTGTAAATCAGTTCCCATGCGGCTTGAATCTCTGACTTGGTGTATTGGTCGATCTGGCTCTCAATTTGGCAGCAAAAGTTAACCAGTGTGTCCATTATTTCGGTGGCAGTCTCAAAGTCCATCCGATAGTACTTGCCCTCGCTATCGGTGGCATGGGGTGAAGATTGATAAATGTCACCGCCCCTTTCAAATGTAAAAGGCATCACGCCACCTCCAGTCTGCGCTCGACAGCCTGATAAACGCTGCCGCAAAACTTGGTGTCCAGAAAGTCACTGATCAAAACAATGGGGTTGCCCTCGCTACCGTTGTTATAGATCAGATAGAACCATCCAAGGGGCAGTCCGTCACTGGCTGATGCTGAGACAAAGTCCTCGCCGGTGCTGGTTAGGTGCTCCAGTATTTCGGCAAAGTCGTCAGACAGGTAAAGGCAAGTCTCTTCGCCATCGTTGACACTGACGCTACAGTTTCTCGACAGCAGCTCATCAATTAGGATTTGAACCGCAACCCGATCAGCCATATTGCAGTACTCAGGGAGTTTTGGATTAAATTCCATCACGCCACCTCCTTCAGCAGCTCGCGCAGCTCAGTAATAGCTGTTAGGTATTTATTGCGCTTCAGTTTCCCGCTTTTGGATTTGTAGAACCCGTGGGGTTTATGAATCCTCAGATCGTCCATGTTTTTGTAAACCACGAACTCAACTCCATCCATCAGGGGAGCGCTGAAGTCTCCCAGTCGCTTGCGGATTTCATACCGTTGCAAGCCGTTGTAATCAGCAGGCACGGCGCCATCGCGCAGCCTTCCTATGTAATAACTCATCGGTGACCTCCTCGGTCGTTAGTTTTCCAAGACCCAGTAGCTGTGGGGCACCCGTGTAGATTCTAGGTGGCTTTCCCGCACAGCTGTTTATCGTCAGGTGGACGCTGGGTTTCGTCAGTTGGATATAGTTAGGTTGGATTTGATCTGGTTGCAGGCACGCTCCAGAGCGATCAGAGTCTGGAGGTTAGGGTTGCGCTTACCGTTAATAACCTCGCACACCGTGTTGAGGTGGAGACCTGAGAGGTCAGCCACCCGCTGCCTGTTGCGCTGTTTTAGCACGAAAAGGGACAGCTCTGCGTAGAGCCTTTCAAACTCACTAGGCACTGTGCGCCTCCCTTAGCTCCGAGATTCTGACCATCTGCTGATCAATGATTTTGCCCATGCGGAGCAGCTCTTCTCGAGCCTCAACGCTGGATGGGTTGGATTGCAGGATAGCCAGCAGCATATGCGCGGTGGCTTCCCAAGTGGGGGTGCAGTCTATTATTTCAGTTGTCATGGTTGCCTCCTCGGCAGGTAGTTTTCCAAGACCTAACATGTACGCTATTCCGTACAGGTTAAGTTTCACGCAGTAACTAACTGCGATCATCAGTTGGATTAGTAGGGCAGCATCATTCTGTCGTCAGCATTTTCCTGCATGGCTGACTGAAGCTCGGCAATGTCGTCTGGATCGGGCAGCTCGTCTGGGTCAAAACAGGGGTGCTTAACATATTCGACCTGCTCATGGGCTATTCCGTTGGCTACTCTGACCGCATTGTCGAATCCGTGAACGACGCAGATAAACTCTGAGTTGTTGCCGTCCTCATCCTGCCAGTACAAGCAGAATTCCCCAGAGCCTCTAATGCCAGCCTCTACCGCTACAGTGTTATGGATAATATCTTTCATGGGATGCCTCCTCAGGCTTGGTTATCTAGGACACTGCCGGAGCAGTGTTTCGGCTGGTTACCATCCAGCACTTATCAACTAGAAAAATTTGGGCGGGGAAAATAAATCCCCTCACCCCTATGCCGCCTCCTCTAAGGGAAGGGCAACTTGCATTGCGTCCATCCAGTCAACTACTTTCTGCGCTTCACTAGCCGCTTTGAATATGTAGTCGTTGTCACCATCCAGAGCCTTAAGCCAAGAGGCTAGGTACTGGGCGTGATCGTCACGGGGAGCGCCTGACACATCCAACTGGTTGCATAGGAATGCGGCAGATAGCTCAGCCACCAGCTCCTCGAACGCATACCCCTTTTTATTTTTAAGGTCTAAGCGATCTAGGCGCGATTTGTGACCGGTACAGTGAGCCGATTCGTGCAGCAGTGTGGAGTAGTAATTCTCAGTCGCTGTCGAGGTCTTGGTGGCGCTAAATGCCGCTCGCTCTGGCATATGGATAAAGTCACCCGCAGGCTGGTAATAAGCCCTGCCCTCACCAGAATGGCGAATATCAAAGCCCAGATTGCTAACGTACTGGTCAGCCAGATCTAGTCGCTCAGTGAGGTCTACCGCTTCAGTCTCAGGCTCTGCCCAAGGCTCGCCAGTCTCAGCGTGGAGTACCATGCTGGCAGGGAACACCTTGGCGGCGCGGAATCCAATCATCTTGGGGTCGCCGGTCTGTTTATCTTTCACGGTCATTGGTGCGCTGATTGCCACACCGGTTGAGCCTTTCTGTACTTGGTAACCGATAGCCTCCCACTGCCTGTAAGTAGCCACAGTGCGGTAGCCTTGCAGTCCAAGCCATAGCGCATTTAGTCGGGTATAGGCTTTGCCCGTATTGGCATTCGTGGGCTTGCCGCCAAGTGACTTAAAGGGCATTGTCCAATCTGCACCGGATGCCTGCGCGCTCTCAATCATGGTGATGATTTCGGTAGTAATGATTTCTTTAATATCTTTTTTCATGGTGGTTGCCTCCTCAGGCTTGGTTAATAGGTACTAAAAAACCACCCGTAGGTGGCTTTGTGGTAGCTACTAAAATTTGATGGGGCGGGAGAATAAATCCCACACCCCAGTGCCGGACACTGCTATACGTGATAGACAACCGCTGTGCTGGTATACCCGTGGATTTGCTTGTACTGAACGTCAAAGTTAAGGCACTCGCGCTTGGGCAGTTCCTCAGCTATAGCGTCCATACGGTCGAACAGCTTGGACTCTGCACGTTCCTGCTTACCGCGCAGTCGGTATCCATAGTTGCTGTCCTCATCCTCAACGTCCCAGACCCTTGCATGGGCATCGATTAGGTCGCTGTACTGGCGATCTAGCTTGTATAGGCGCTGGATTTTCTTGGTGTACTTCGGGTTGATTGCTTGCATGGTGAGCCTCCTCAGGCTGGTTTGAATAAATACAGTTGAACGCCCTCAGTGAAGGCGCTCTCAGTGCTTACTCGTCGTAGGGGTGGACGCCCCATTGTTTGGCGGTGTAGTCCGCCAGATCATCTAAGCTGACTCCCCACTCTCTGGCACACATCGCTAGAGATAATGAGTAGTAGCCAGAAGTGCTGTAGATGTTGCTGCCGGTGTCATTAAAGTCGCTGTATGCATTTTCTAGGTTGCTCATACCAGCACCTCCTTGGCTGTTGTCTGGCGGTGCCACATGATGTCCCTGATCAATTCACGATCCACCGTATCGGCTTCAAAGGGTGTATGTGGATATCTCTCAAGTCGCTCAATAGTCGCATCGACAACCATCTGCTTGGTTGCACCAAAGTCATAGATGCCGCCGTCGCCGTAGAAATCTAAAACGTAGTCGATAAATCCAGTTGGAATGTTCATAGTGGAACCCCTGTCTCCAGAGAGATAATTATCATTGAGAGAATGAAGGTCATGGGTATAACCAGACCAGTAGATATGGCAATGAATAACTTCTCGGAGCGGCTCATAGCTTCACCTCCACTTTGGCTTCGAACTGGTAGCCCAGCCGCTTCATCAGGGCTCGGGTCTCATCGGTCAGGGTCTTGGTTCCGGCGATCATGGCAAAGGTTTCGCCAACCTCGCAGGCTGGGTAGATCACTTGGTTTCCGTATTGGTTTTTTACTAGGACTTGGATAGTCATGGGTTGCCTCCTCAGGCTGTCAGTGTTTCGGGCTTACCTCGCCCATCGTCAGTGCATCAGGTAGATGCAGACACTTTCCTCTTACCGTCTTGCTACTCGCCGCTGGCTTTCACTCTCGATAACCCCAGACCTTGAACCCGCTGGGGGAGGGCAACCAGAAATCCTTTGCTGGCTGGCGGGTCAATCACGGAGACCCCGTATCCGACTGGTTATTTACCAGAAGATGTGCGCACTGTAATCTCAAGGGAATCGGTTGTCAACACCCCTAGACGAAAATAATTCATTTAATTGCATATTGAGGTATAATTTGAGCACCCATAAATGAGGTTGAGTCCTCACAGATAACGGCGCGGCGGTATGACATTGGACATTGAAAAAAGATTTGATCGAATTGAGCAGAAGATAGACCAACTGTCCGACACTGTCGCCATTCTGGCGCGGATAGACGAGCGGCTGGTAAGCAGTCATAAGCGGCTGGATCGCCACGAAGTCAGGCTGGATTTACTTGAGGGCAATATCAGGGACACCGAGCAGACCATAGCAAAGGCGGCAGGCAAAGGGATGGTGGCAGAGCGGGCAGCTTGGATCGTATTTGCGGCAGCCATCACTGTATTGGCTAATTTTTTATAGGCGGGGAAAAATCAAACCCCACCCCAATTCCGATTACTCCTATAGGGGATGTAACAGATGCACATAGAGAGAGAGACAGTAAAGCCACTCAATCTCAGGCAGCAAAAGTTTGTTGAGTACTTCACCGAAACAGGCAACGCCACCAGATCAGCAGAGCTAGCAGGATATACGCACCCCAATGTACAGGGACCGCGTTTGTTAGTGAATGTTGGTGTAAAGGCATCAATAGAGGCGATTAGAGCGAATATGAGCAAGGATTCCGAGCAGAGAAGGGTTGAGTGGATCGATCAGCTGGAGCAATTGGGAAAGCTGGCAGATAAAGATTCTGACCGCTTACGAGCCATCGAGCAGCTGTTCAAGGCTGAGGGCTGGATTGCTCCAGAGAAGCAGGAGATCGTGCAGTTTTCTGGCGCTTTCTTGGCTGACTTAGACCTAGAAGAGCCCGACATTGAGGAATTGCTGGACGATAAAGCCAGTGAGATCAGCGACTTACACTAGCCTGACCAAGTGCTCATGGAGCAATTGACCCATATCGAAGGTCTGGCAGGGTCAAATCCGCCATAAAAGGTAGGTGGTGGGGTGGGGTAGTTTCTGGCTGCTGGCGACGATCTGAGGTGTGGTTCCATGGGGAGGATATTAGACCCTACCACCGTATTTTGACCCCCGACGGGTCTTATGAGAGTACCGAGGCAAAAAATGAAGCAACTATTAATGCATCGTGTTACGGCATGTAACTACTTGGACATGGATGAGTTCACCTTTGAGGCTTATATCGTCCCAATCGTCACCTCCCTGCGATTCGGGGACCAGCTGTACTACTTATCCGCCCAGTTAGAAGACGCGGTATACACGCTTATAGAGGCATCTGGGGACACTGAAGTGCATCTGCACCTCGTCGATTAGGGGGGGGATGTTTTCAATAGGGGGGCGGTCCTTATGAGAGTACCCATTCAAATATACATTCAAATATATACAGGAATATTGCGAGATGGCTGAGAGCAAAGATTCAAAACTGAAAAATGCGGGCGTCAGTGGGTACAACAAGCCCAAGCGTACCCCTAGCCATCCAACCAAGAGCCATGTAGTCGTAGCCAAAGAGGGCGACAAGGTCAAAACGATCAGATTCGGTCAGCAGGGCGTTAAAACCAACCAGACGGTGGGTCAGCGCAAGGCGTTTGAAAGCCGTCATGCCAAGAATATAAGCAAGGGCAAGATGAGTGCAGCCTACTGGGCAGCAAAAACTAAATGGGCGCCCTCCAAAACCAAGTCACCATCAACCAAGTGGAAAAAAGGAAGCTAGTTATGCCAAACGTCAACGGTAAGAAGTACGCATACACCCCTGCGGGTATCGCCAAAGCAAAGAAAGCGGCTAAGACGGCAGGCGTCAAAATGAAGTCAAAGACCAAAGCCAAGCCAAAGGCGAGGAAATAGCCATGATACCTGCACAACTGAAGCAAGCATTTAAGTCAAAGACCGTCCAGTACGGTGTAGCTATCGCTGTCCTGTCTGTATTGCAGGGCTTTGTTGGGTTTTTGCCTACCAATCCGGCGATTCAGGCTGTGTTGGGCTGCGCTATAGCCGCTGGAATTGTGGTTCTGCGGTTCATGACCACGATGCCTGTGTCTAATAAGTAGATCGGAGCCGCCTTATGCCAGCCAAGAAAAAACGCGCCGACACGGCGGCGGGTAAGCAGCACAGCGCCCAGCCAAAGAAGATAGCAAAGAAGACAGCAAGGCACAGGAAATGAAAAATTCGCGTGAAACACTATATAGCAAGGGCGATAACCGTCGTCCTGAAAACACTACTAAGTTTAATGAAGGCTTCGACAGAATTTTTGGAGACAAATCCAAGAAGGCAGAGCGGGGTGATCGAAGAGTTGTTAGGGCTCAAAAAAGAGGCGCGAACCATAATGATTGAGGTTGAGCTTAAAAGATTTTGTTATCACCCCGAAGGAACTCTGGGCGTGATTGAGCTTGCCGGAGAGACTTTCTACTCCATCGAGCGCCCTTGGCTTAATAACGCACCCAACGTGTCCTGCATCCCTGTGGGGAACTACGACATGGGATGGCGCAATTCTCCAAGGTTTGGTGAGACTTGGCATGTGCAAGAGGTGCAGGACAGAACCTACATCCTTATACATGCAGCCAACTTCCCTAAAGATGTTCAGGGCTGTATTGGTTTGGGCACGGGGCTAATGGGGGACCGTATCGCTGTAAGCAATAGCCGCAAAGCGGTGGCTAGATTTGAGGAGATTACGAGGGACATAGAGTGGCGCCTGATAGTAAAAAATGCTCAGTATGCGGCGATGAAAAACCCTTAAAGAATTTTAATGGACGAAGGACCGTCTGTCATACCTGCAAGCATTTGAAGAGCAGGGTGAGGGCTAGTGGGAGTCTGGAAGGATTTCTACAGATGCGATTAACGTCCCTAAAGCAGCGACACAGGCAAAAAGAATACGAAGGTACTCCAGTATCACTTGAGTACTTAATTGGCTTATATGAGCAGCAACGAGGTATTTGCGCCATTTCCAACCTCCCTATGCACATAACAACAG